ATCGGTCCATCCCTGCTGTCCGGCAGTCGGTAGGTTACCGCCTTCAGGGACCGCCCCCAACCCCTCGTTACGAGCCATGTGGACGGGCAGCACCCATTCACGTCCGGCGAATTGCACGCCTTCCGATTCACGAGTGAACCCCCGCCAGTCCATGTCGTAGCCGCGTCCTTCGGAGCCTGACGACGAGTACGTGCCTTCCTGGTCGTCGTCCGCTGCGAACATCAGGATGCAGCGCTGATTGAGCTGCTCGCGAATCGGAGTGAGGTAGTACTCCTTGAGAATCGCGTCAGCGTTTGCGGTGGTCTGTGCCATCGCTTAGGATTCTCCTATCCCTGAGCTTCCGCCCTGTTCGACATGGCGAGGGCTTGCTCGGCAGCCACAGTGGCCTGTCGGAAGGGATCTCCCTGCCTCGGGCGGAGGTTACCTTGTGGTGCCTGAGGTGCGCCACCTACCATAGTCGGAGGTTTCGGCCCAGAACCGTTGGACTCAGTGAATCCCTTGAGAATTGACTCTCTCATGTTCGTCAACATGGTAGTTGCTGCAGCCACATCGCCATTCTGGGCGATGATTGCGCTGTTGAGCAGCTCCTGTGAGAGTAATTCCTCAGGGAGCCCCGCAGCGGCCAACGTTGCTCTCATATTGACCTGTGCCTCACCTAGCATCTGCTGTTGCTGCTGTTCCTCGACCTGGGCCACACGCTGATTCTCCTGTTGCTCCATCTGATCGATGCGCGCCTGGAGTGCTTGTGCCCATTGCGGTACCTCCTCACCACCGACGCCAGCACCTGGAGACATCTGCTGCTGGGCCTGGATGAGTGGTGCTATCTGTTCGACCGAGAACGCTGGGTTCGAGATGATGCCATCGTCCTTCAAGGACTGTGCCAGACCGAGCCATGTGCTTACAGGGTCAGCTCCCCATTGATTCAGGAAGCCTATCATGTTCTGGACTTGGTCCTCAGGAATGGCACCCATCAGGGATCGATATGGAGCGACCTGCTGTTCGAGTCGAGTCGTATACCCTTGGATCTCCCTCAGGTGCGGCTCTAGCAGTTCACGATGACCTTCCGGGATATTGGGGAACATGCCCCAGTTGAAGCCCTGTCCGCTCTGTCCGCCTGTAGCCGATTGCCCTTGCCCCTGTCCCTGGCCGCTGGCCGGCGGCTGTGACGTTGGGGTGGGTGACCCTTGGGCGGGTGGTGCTGACGCTGCTCCTGATGCTTCCATTACTACCTTTCTGGGCTGTACTTACTTGCCTTGGCCCTTCAGACTCCGACCGCCTTCACGACGGTTTCTTGCCTTTTCTGTTTCCATCGCTCCGCTTCTGGAATATGATCCAGTGCGTCGCTTGTTCTCCATTGCCTCAGCGCGAGCTCCTCTGAACGTCCTGGAACCCCCGCCTTGGGTTGAAGGGTTGAAAGTATCTGGTCCACGTTCCGATGAGATATTACCGCCCATATCCGGCGGTCCACCAGGACCACCAGGCGGTGCGCCGGGTAGACCAGGTCCTCCAGGCGGACCCCCAGCAAGAGGCGGTCCTGCCCCCATATCCATACCGGGTGGTGGGCCCCCGGGAGGGCCAGGAGGTCCACCTGGAGTGTTGAGTCCGGACGTCATGTCTTGCTGGTCATCTCTGGCCACAAGGGGCATGAGTGGCTCAAGTTGCTTCATCACGGCCATGATGCCGCGTTGGATTTGGGGCTCTGTCTCTTGCTGAGCAAGTGCGGCGAGTATATCGCCCACTTGCTGCAGCATCTGTGCGCCCTGACCATCCATCAGACCGTTCCTCTACCCCACCCGTTGTTCGGTTCGAGTGGTTCGAGTTCATCTGGCTTGGCGATGAAGACATCTTCGCGGCCGTCGCGTGTGCGGCAAACGTAGTCCTCTGCCTCAGCGAATCGTGCCTCCGGCACACCTGCCTTGGACAACAGCAGTTGTGTTACATCCTTGTAGTCGACGGCGAGCACGTATGCCATACGACCCTCGAAATCACCACTCTTGACTCGGACTCGTTGGCCTTCGATCAGGTGGGGGATTCTACCCTCAGCTTCGCCCTTGAGCTCCACAACCTGTGACTCCGGCGCCTTTTCCTCTGCCTTTGAGGTAGTCTCCTCGACTTCCTCTTCAACGTGTCGCGATGCTGTTGGCATCTTTCTCCTTTGCGGGGATTATACGCTCATTGGGGTTGGGCGCCGATGATGTTCGCTGGCGACATCCCACTGAACGCTGCCGGCGGCCCCTCTGGAACTTGTTGACCATTTGCACCAGGCTGTACTGGAGTTGAACCATTCTGACTTGGTTGCTGTCCCTGCATCTGCGCAGCGTTCATGGCCTGCTGCTCTTCGTAATACGTGTGCTCCTGATCATGTTGCTCGAAGAGCTGCTGGATATCCTGTGATAGCTCCATAAAGTCAGCAGACTTCATGAAATTTCGGTGTACGTAGTGATGAGCGGGATGATTGTACCACTCCTTGACACCAGGATCCTCACCTGCTTGGAGAATGTGGTTTTCACGCTCCGCTTGGTCGAGATCAACCTCCCACTCATCTGGATCGCCCTCGGACAATTCAAGCATCTGCCTAACTTTCCTCGGGTCCTGCTCGATTTTGCGATCCCACAAGTCCAAAATGTACTGCTGTTTCGCCGCCTTGGAGCGAGGCAGCGCCGATCCCGCTTGAACGACGACCGACGCTGCCCCGGCGAGCATAGAGCCTTGAAAGTCGATGATCTCAATATCGCTGTGGTTCTTGTATATAGCCACAGTTCTGGGAGTGGTGTATTTCTCCGCCATCAACCTCAGCATGGCATATGCTACGTTTTCGCAGACTTCCTCGAATTCTTGGACTGTGGTTCCGATCCTGGTGTCGTCTTCTTCTTGGAGGTACGCGATAGCAACTCCCGAACGCGCGCCAGGAGGGACCTTTCCCTGCGATGTTTCTCCTTGTCCTGAGATTTCGAGGATATGTTGCTTGAGAATCTCGACAAGATCTGAGACATACTTCGGCATCTCCGGCATCGTCACTGGTTCCGGCTTCGGAACATTCGGCATGAAGTTGTATTCAATCCTCATGCCTGGCTTATTCTGAATCTCCTTTGTGACCTGGAGTTGCTTTGGAATCAACCACGGCGGATTCGCCATGAGATTCCTATTCTCTAGCATTTGAGACTCAGTTTTCGACAGTTCGAGAACCGGGCCCTTCAGTCCAGTCAGAATCGATAGTGGCCACTGAGAAATTGGGAATGGGACGTGACCCATCATGTAGACTGGTAGATCATACTCCCACGCCGTCTTCTTCAGGATAGTGTCCTTGTTGAAGATCAGGCAGAGTCCGTCGGGGAACTTTGGGTGACCGGGTTTGATCCACATCTGGTGAATGATAGCCAGACGTTGAACATGGGTAGGTCTAGTTGCCAATTTACCCGTGAGATCGAATCGACCCATGAGACGCTGTTCGATGATACCCGGAAGCGCATTGGTGTCAGGATTGACCACCACACCCCATCGACGAAAGACCTCCTCCACGTCAAATACAGTGGAGTATATACACCACCAAGCATCGTCGATGTAGTTGACGCTAAAGTCCCATAGTATCTCGAATGGACTGACTTCTTTGACAATGATCTCTCCATTTGGAATCTTGTGATAGGTTGGCTTCCTACCTTGTTGATCCAGTTCTTGCTTGTAGAGCTCAATGGCGCGTGGGTCGAATATGGGATTGCCACTATCGTCCACTAGGACGTCGATCTGTCCTAGTTTCGTGTCGTCCCAATCGACAAGTGTCCCACCAAGGCCACAGGTAAGAACCCACATGAGCATGTGGCGTCGAACTCGTGGCATGTGGAACTCACGCTCGGCGTAGTTGTTGAGGAGTTTGTCCCCAACCTTCGCAGAGTTCAGGTCGCTTTGATCGGACGAGCGCGCCAATACGTCCATGATCGGCCGGTTCTTCATGAGCTTCGCGAGCTCTGTGCGAATCGCGGGTTGGGCGAGATTGATCGGGACTCTTACGCGATGGTCGGGGCGTTTCACTGGCTCGTAGAGCCGACGCTTGTGTATGTCCCACTCGACCCAGAAATCGCCCATATACACAGCGAGGTTCTCCCACCACATGCCCTCCCAGTGACGGCGACGTCCTAGTCCTTCCGTATGAAGAGACTGCGCCCAGTGCAGGAGCTTCTTGTCAGTCTCCGATGTGGGCGGCCCTTTGGCCTGTGGATTGTTTTCTGGTGTAGACATAAGTTCTGGTGGTGGGCATCGACGCAGCTTCGACCGAGGACTATCGTGTGCTGCGGAGCACCACCACCCTCAGAGCGGCGAGGTCAAGTCCGCTCACGAGCCTCCTGGTGCCCCCGCTTGACCCCCACCCGGGCCTCCTGCGAGCTGTCGCATCGCGGCGAGTTGGAGTCGCGCCTGTATGGCGGCCTTCTGATCTGGCGGTGTTGACGGATCCTGCAAGACGCGAGTCATTTGGACGAGCGCATCGGGGTCGGATGACAGGTCGCTTCCTGTACCCATCAGTGTGGCTAAGTCGACGTTTGATAGGCCAGAAGTGGACGGCAGGCCTGACACTGCGGTCGCGGATGAACCGGGCGGGGTTGCCAGGCCTGCCGATGGTGTGACATCTGTGGGTGTACCCAGCGCAGGCGAAGCATTCATCGCAGCACGCATGAGGACCCGTGGATCGACTGCCATTACTTTCTCCTGCTCTGATCGATGGCGGCTTGCTTGATCTGGGCGTTCTTGTGTTGTGGCAAGTTCTTTGGCACACCATACTTCTTCGCCCAGCGCTTCGCTATGTCAGGATGCTGTGAGAACATGAATCGTTGCTGGGCTTTACTTTTGAAGGGGATGATAACACACCTCCTCAGTCACATACCGGATCTGCTCCAATCGCTTCTTGGAGAGATATGGACTGATGAGTTCCACGAACTTTGCTACCTCTTCGGTTTGACCAATGGTCCACACCCAATAACGATGATGACTACGTCGAGATATATAGGGACCATTGATATGACCCAACCCAGTATATCTGACACACCGTTTGAGTGGCTCCAGATTCTGCTGCCCTATTCTCACTACGGATCGAACTGTGTGTCTGTCCCGTATCTCCCCGCGCCGGTTTCGATAGGTCAACCTCCTATGCGTGAAGGTGCCCTCTCCTTCGTAGAAGCCAGCGACCCACGCAAGTTGAGCTTCTCTGTTCATCAATGACCGAGCATTCTGTGTGCGCGAGCCCTCACCTTAGCGGCCGCGCCGGGTGGCATGTTCTTCGCCTTCGGAAGCATCTGCAGTGCGAGACGAGCGTGCTTGAGGTCAGGCATGGGGAATCTATCCTTCTCACCCTGCTGTCTGCCTGGTTGGTGAAACGTCGCGGTCTTCTTTCTCAGCGACTGGGATATCGCGGCGTCCCTTACTTTTGGATTCGCTGCCATGTCATTCTACCTCTTGTGAAACTGGTGTCTCGACTGTATCCTCAGTCGAATCAATTTTGCCCCATCTCGCCCATATCGCTGGGCACTGCGCATGCTGCCGCCACATCTCAACTAACTCACTGATAGGCCTACGATCACCACGAGTGACAATCATATGGGAACCACAGACACAATGGTACTCGATCTTCATTCTGCTTCAATCGACGCGGCAGCTGGGGGATTGAGCTCGTACTCACGTGCCTCGTCGATATACGAAACGTCGGATTCCCTAGGAGTCCCTAAGGACGACTTGAATGATGCTAACGAAATTGGTGATGAAAGTGACATGACTCGATCTGTGAGATCCCTACGCTCTTCCCGAGATAGCCACAAAAGATATGCGACGACGATCAACGCTCCGAACAAACAGATGCCCAACACTATCACCGCCACGGTCATGGATTCATCGAGGGAGGTGGGGGCGTAGAAGTCGATGGCGTCTCGAGGTCCACCTGACCCTTGTGGTCCGCAATACCTGTACGAACCGAGTTGATCGTCATGGTCACCTGGGCACCTTCGTGGAACTGCCAGCTCTCGACTTGAGTCTCAGCGTCCTGTTCACTATCCGCATCGAAGATGATTGTGACTATGGCTCTGATCATGTAACTGGCGCCTCCCACGTTGCGTTCCACGTCTTCGGGCCACACAGACCGTCTGCAGAGAGCCCCTTCTCGGATTGGAATTGCTTGCAGACGCCTTGCGATTGGGAACCATAGATACCATCAACGCTAATGGTCCACCCTCGATCCTTCATCTTCTGCTGCCACTTCTTGATCTGACCATTATCGAACCCTCCCCCATGGCCATCATGCCAATTGTTCGATCCATCAGGCGGCCCGAAGTAATTGTCCTGTGGATACTCCCAAGGCGGCGCGGAGGACGATGGGGGTGGGGTTGACCCGCCTGAGCCTCCACCGCCACCCCGCGCCATGTCTAGGACGTCGTCTATTGGGAAGGACGACCCGCAGTCCCAATGTCCACCGCCCCATGAGCCAAGATCAGCGTGTTGGCACACCCCCTTGCTTCCGCCTTGCGCCTGACTTGAACTCAACTTTGTGATTGGAATACCGAACTTGGCTGCTTCTTCGGCTACCCACTTCGCTGTGTTTTGAAGCATAACAGAGTGCTTGTTCCACTCATCGAAGCTCCACGACGCGAACGCGCACAGTTCTGCCTGTACAGCCACAGGATTGGCGTTCGCTGCGGTCCATGCTTTGTAGTCGCGGCGGACGTACTCTCCGACTGTGTTGCTCGTGTCATCGATACCGACATGAGAGGAAACTTGGTTCGCTGAGTTTTGGAAGTAGCTCCCAAGTGACTGATACGTGGTTGCGCCCTCAGCCGTATGCAGTACGATCAAACGTACGGAACTACCTCCGCGACTTGAGTAACACGGCGACGGAATTGAGACTCGTTTGAGTGCCATTACTTCAACTCCCAGACGGTGACACGGTGAACGATAACCGGACCTTGACCTCCATTGTTTCGGTCACCGATTGAAAGGAGTAGGTAGTGAGGTGCGCCTTTATCCCCAGCGGGAATACTCTTCACAAGTTTACCATCCCAATACCGAGCTGTGGTGCCGCTATTGTCGTTGGTTCGGAGGTTACCGAACTTGTGACGACCAGACCAATTGCCGCTGATCGGACCGCTATTGACAGGGTGGTCGCTGTTGACGTCTGGACCCCAATGATAGTTGGTACTCGCGAAGTGTGACCCTGATCCCATGAGCCACTCCAACGTATCATTTTCTCCATCAACCGGCCAATTTTGCCCATTGTCCCACCAAGCGAACCAGGCTGGATTCTGGGGACACTCGATATCTGCTTCGGCATATCCGTACGAGAACTGGAAACCTTGCGAATTTGCATCAGCGGGGTTAGTGTGCATCATGCAGCCCGTACGCCCGCCGTTGGAGACACCAATAGACACTCCACCACTGGAGAGGAATGTGATGTTATTCGGGTCCAGCGGCTGCTGATTGAACGTATTGCCACCCCACCACTTATTGGTCCACACTTGACCCCATTGAATATTTGCGAACTGAGTATCGTAGATCGGTGTGGGATTGAGACGAGACGCAACGTCTGCTGGAAGCGATGGCGTATAGCCAGAGGGTGGTGGCGTACTGCCTCCAGGTGTATACACAGGTGGTCCAATCGGAACTACGATGGTCGACCCGTCATCGTAGGCGAAGTGAACCTGGACTTGAACAGGGTTAGCCATTCTCTTTGTCCTCAGCGGGCTCCTCTTCGCCTTCTGCACCTCCGTGATGAGGTTCTTGCTCCGGGTCCTCGGCAGGCTCCGGCCACTCGGTTTCCTCGGTTTCCTCTGTGTCCTCGGTCATTTCGACTTGTTCTCCGATCTTACTCTTATGTTTCTCAGGTCCGAATAGGTGTGCTTCGGTGGTACAGGCGCCAAAGGTTGAACTTCTACGGTCCGGTCAGAAGCACGTGGAGTGTCGCTCCCGCTCCCGTCGCCGTGCTCAGCATCCATAGTTTCCCCAGTCCATTTGCGTCGAACGCCACAGTCTCACCTGCCGCTAACGGATAGCCCTGCGCAGCCGTCACTCCTGGTCCACCCAAATACACGGCAGCTGTATTCGCCGAGTCTGCCTTGATGATTGCGCCAGTGGTATGAGGCGCGCCACTTCCTGGCGCTGTCGGTTGAGGCTGCACTTGCTGCGGAGTGCTCGCAGCGGAAACAGCGACATTGAGCGAATAAAAGGACTGCGGCAAGACGGACATTGTACCTCCAATTTATCACGCCGCCTCAGGACTCTTTGAGGCGGTCTTGGCGAGCACGCGCGATCTGGCCGCTGCTCCCTCTCGTATCTTCTCAAGATCTCCTTCAGCCACCGATAATAGCTCGGTGGTACGATCAAGATCGGCACGTAGATCTGCATTTTCTGCGACGACTCGATCATAGGATGACCTCGGTTCTCTGTCGATAAGGTCAGCAATCAGTTCAGCACACTCCCAACAAGTGTAGACCGAATTGCCCCAATCGACGTCCACCCCTTCTGAGAAGATAGCCTTCATTTGGTTGCCGTGAGTATCGGAGGGATTGTTACCACAATGGATGCAGTGGTAGGGTTGCTCTGCCATGCCATTCACGACTTTGAACATTACGCCTCGGCTCCTAGCATCGAGTGGGCGCCCTCTCGACTTTGTCGTCTGTCCATACGCTCCCGCACTCGCGCCCAGTAACGTGCAGCGGGCGTGTTTGCGTCCTCGCTAGCCACAGGAAGTGACGGATGAGGCCGTGTCATCAGTATATAGCCCATCGCATCAACATCGTGGTCATCCTTCTCACGCGGTCTCTCTTTTGCGTCCTCGTCCGCGGTGACAGGTTGGCGCTTCCATTGGTACTGCTTTATGTGCTCGATCAGATTGACGCAGTTTTTGAAGATGTACAATCTTGGCCACCCCTCGTCCCGGTACTCCTGTGTAAGTGGGTGTGGATGATCTGGGTCGAGCATTAGCCATTCAGCTACACGGTTGATTCGTGCCGGAACATGACGATCGGATGGTATAGTTGAGATACCATGATCCCAGTACTCATCTATGACGCTACGCCCGGTGTTCGGATCCTTATGCGACGCGGAAGCATCGATGACCGTGTATATCGGGAGTTTGTAGCTGACACGAACCTCATGAATCCGCCGAGCGTGGTGAGCGACGAGTTGGAACGCCTCATAGTGCTCTTCAATGATAAAGCAGTTGCCATGTTCGTCGAAGGCCGCCCAGAGCACTGCGGTTGGATTACGCCGACCATGATCGATGCCCTCAATGAGGTCCCAATGGTCGGGTATTGGGAATGGGCGGACGGAGTGGATGTCTTCGTCAAACTCGGGCCATATCTGCCCTGAGAAGACATCCCACGAGCCCTCGACGAATCGCTTGACCCAAGACTCTGGCATCTTCAGCAGACTGTTGATGTAGTCCTTAGGCAACATGGGATTGTCCGTGGTCTTTGCGTGGATCAAGCCACAATCTTTGTTGAGCTCTGGGCGATTGACGACTCTGTCCCATATCCAATCGTGTCCATTAGGATTGGCCAAGATCATGCCGCATCGTGGCCCATTCGCCTGACGCAGACGACCACGAAGCATCATGAACATCTCCTCTGACACCTCTTCTGCTTGATCGATCAAGAACCATGCGAGGTTCAGGTTGGTCAATTTCTGTGGCTCGTCGAGGGGCCAGAAGTGTATTTTCGAGCCATTTACGAGGGTCAGTAACTGATCCGTCTTGTGAAAGCTCCGTATGAGCTCCTGTGGGCACCCTGTGTAGTCCCCCTGATCCTCGTCACCGCCACCTCCGTGGAAGAATGTCTCCATCGTTGTGGCCTTGAGCTCAGGACGAGTCTTGCGAGCAATAAGGCCGGTAGTACCAGGATACTCGATGGCGAGCATAAGAGCTTCTGCGCATCCCGCCGACGTTTTGCCGTTGCCCCATCCGCCCACAAAGAATCGAAACCTCTTCGACATGCCATGGAACTCACCTTGTTTCGGCAGAGGTTGGTACTTGAGCTCAATCGAAATTGGCTCCGCTGAGGCTTGCATTTTCATGAGAATGGTCCAAGGTAGAACGCGGACAGGTGCGTCGTGGCGGAGAAGCCCTGGCTGGCGGTGTCGCTCCAGATGTTGAGATTCGCGACGTTGCCTGGGTTGCATGCCCAAACGAGCGACGCATGATGTCCCGAGAACTGCGTCGCTCCCGGACCGCCGACCAGGTAGTCAGCGAGCAGCATCGAACCGCCGATGGTGATGCCCAGATATCTGTTGGCGGTACCGGCACTCGCTCGCTGCGACGCTTCGAGGAACCAATTACCACCACGGTTGAGCGTGAGGCCGTTAGCCGCCGCTGTGCAATACGTACCTTGCTGCAGCTGAGTCCAGTTAGCGATCGCGACGCCGCCCACAACGGTCACATCGGATGGTGCAGACACCATGCCACGCACCTGGACGCGCTCGACCGGCTGACCCGAGGCGGTGTAGATGTGCCATCCGGATCGGTTGAACATGGCAAACCCACCGCTCGGTACCGAGATTGCGGTGGCTCCACCAATCCGGCCCTTGTTCGCACCGCCAGACGCGAACACGTTGACCGCAACCTGGATCGCAGTGCCTCCAAGGTTCAGTAGGCTGATGTAGTTGACGAGCGCCTGAATGTTCGCGGGGGGTCCAGCGTAGATCGAGTTCCATGCGTTTGCGGTACTGATCGTGGTGGATGCGAGGACCTGTGGGGTTGCCGGTCCGCCGCCAACGCCGAGGAGTTCGCCGCCGACGGTCGTGTACAGCGTTCCGGTGCCGCTGATATAGACCTGAAGGTTGTCGCCTGGTTGTAGGCCGATCACAGCCGTACTCCATGCCCGTCGTAAATGGTCCAGCCGTCCGCGTCGAGTGACAGGATCCCACCAAGCGGAACTATTGCGCCGTACGGTCCAGGTGACGTAGTCCCAGCAATGCTGACCCCGCCCGCTCCGCCGCCACCGTTCTCGACCATGAGATGTGAGATCAGCCACGCATGCCCAGCGGGTACCGTTGCGATGGTGGTCCATGTATTGACGGTCGGCGGTCCGCCGGCGGCAAGGACCGTGTACGTCGGTACACCGTTGACGATGTCCACTCCATGCAGCGTGTAGTAGACAGGTGTCATGGCGACGTAGATCCCGATGGATTGTCCCGACCCAAGCGCGAACATTTATGCTGCCAGGAAGAACGCGGTGTCAAAGTACGGTGTGGACGACTGGGCGCCCGCCACGATCCAGGCCAGGTCGGGGCCGTCGAACACGAGCTCGCGATAGCAAATGCCGGTGAGGACCATGCTCGCCGAGAAAGCTGCGCCGTCGGCATAGATCCACTGTCCGGTCGGCGCGGCCGGAACCGCAATCGTGATCGTCGCGCCGCGCGACCAACACCACACGCCGACCCGATCACCGATGACCGCATTTGACGGGAGCGTGACGGTGATGCCGCCCGCGCACTCGACGAGGTCCCAGGCGTTCGCCGTGTAGTTGACGGTCGGCTGGGGATTGTTGCGGAAGCGGGTGCGGACGGTTGGGTTTGGGTAGGTGCCGAGCAGGTCGCCACCAGCGGCGCCTCCCGGCGTGCCGCCGGGTCCTTGCGCGCCCTGTGGTCCCTGAGCGCCGACAGCGCCTTGCGGGCCCTGCGGCCCGATGGCACCAGTACCGCCCGTCGCACCCTGCGGTCCGACGACTCCCTGTGGTCCTGTGGCTCCCTGTGGGCCCGTCGAGCCAATGGCGCCCTGCGGTCCTTGTGGTCCCTGTGCGCCGGGCGTGCCGATGCCGGTCGCGCCGGTCTGACCCTGTGGGCCCTGAGGACCGATCGCGCCTTGTGGACCCATGGCACCCTGGACCCCCATTACGCCTTGTGGACCACTAGGGCCCTGAGGTCCTTGTGGTCCAATTGAACCTGTAGCACCTTGCGGACCCTGTGATCCAACTGCTCCTGTTGGTCCGACTGGCCCCGTAGGCCCCGTAGGCCCTGTGGCCCCCGCTGGTCCTTGCGGACCTGTAGGTCCAGGCGCACCCTGTCCAGCCTGCTCTATAGAAAACTTCGTAGCGTTGAGTGTGCAAGTGACTCCAGAGAGGTTAGCGATCACCAAAGCGATGATGTCTCCGGCATTGAGGTCCAATGCGTCATAGATATGGACCGTGTTATAACCTTCGACACCACTCCACGACGTAGCGTCCCCACCACCATAATAGTTAGAGCCATTACGACTGAAGTAGAGCTGACAGTACGCACCACTACTTGCTGTCTCAGGTTGAATCGTAACGCTACCAGATATGAGATAGTGACCTGTGTTCGGTACTTGGAAGCCGTTACCGGACACTATCATGCCATTAGCCACAACAGCTGAGGCCACAGGGCAAAATAACGTGGCGCCATTGGTGATGGTCAGGCCCGCTCCACCTTGAACTCGACCTCGCGCTAGAGGTTGCCCTGTGCCACCTCCACCACTTCTTAGTGTGGGATTGGGATAACGTCCTGTGAGATCTCCACCCGCCTGCTGTCCGTTGTACATCCAGTTAGACTGGATGAACTCCAGATTCTCAGTCGTGTAGTTATCTGTAGTGGACTGATGCGGAAATAGAACTATATCCGCAGGAGCGAGACCAGGAAGGGGTATCGGAGCAGTCACGACTTGATAATGTAGCTTACGGCCACAGAGGGTTGAAGGTTGTTGTGGGGTTGCCCGCCGCCAGTGTTAGATACCAACAACTCATCCCAATACGACCCCGTTGTGGTATGGACAGGGGGAGAAAAGAAGCCTGGAGTATTGCCTCCACTAGCCTGAACTGAACTCCACAATAGGCCACCATTTGGTCCTGTTGCCCATGCAAAAGACGACCCTTCAACCGACATGTACGTGCCATGGCCATGCGCCGGCATCTGAGCCACACTGACGACAGCATTTTCAGTGCCGCCATGCCAGCCTACTGATGGGTGGTTACTGATAAGTACTGACCCTCCTGGGTCCGCTCCGATAGGGATAGAGCCGATCATATTTGGTACGTTGAACGTCGTACTACCATCACCCGCCCCATAGGCGGTGCCTATCGCAGCGTACAGACCGGAGTACTGAGTGCGAGAGACTGGTTGTCCATTACACATGAGCCATCCTGCTGGCGCAGTGGCACCACCATAGGCCATGATAAGACCGGGAAAGAATATGACGCTTGGACCACTAACAAAGTTCGTAGCATCCAAGTTACCATTGATGACTTCAGTTATCGCATCGAAGTCCGCTAAGATCTGCTCGATGGCGCGAATGTCTCCGCCGGATGGACGGTTGGGTATCGTAACGAAAGGCACTCAGTGCTCCTTCCCGCCACGCACGGCGAACTCGGCAACGTTGATGTAGAAGGGTATGCCGCCAGGAAGAGTACGGAACTGGATCTGATGGAACCTACCACGAGACTCAGGACGCACACGGGCAAATCTGTATTCGTTAGGTGGGTCCCATATACCAAATGGTTCGTTCCACATGTGTGGTGCATTGTTCCAAATATTGTCTCCAGTCACAGCAGGGTTCGGCAACGTTGCTGAGAAATCTGGTGCCTGATTGAAGTCCTTGAAAATGTCCACAATACAGTCACCATATAGCTCTACATTCGCACGTCTGATCCGCTCGAATGGCTCCTCACCCTGGATTGCCATCCACGAACTCTTCCAATACGCATTGATCGGAGTGCCATCGTCCGTCTGACCCTGAAAAAGTTTGTACAACCTGGTCACATCAGCAGCCGACCCAATCACCACCCAGGGGCTGTGGCCATCTATGTTGACGTTGCACATGGCCTGAATCGCCATCGTGTGGATGAAGAATGCGGGTAGGAGGAGGTAGCGCCTACCACCAATACGTCGGAAGTTGATGTTCGGGATGTATTCGATGATGACGTTAGGCTTCCCGCTAGTGCTTGTGGTCGTAGTCACAGCTAGAAACATGCGTTGGTAGGAATCTCGTGTGCTTACGAGACGAGCAGTAGTTATGGCAGCAGAGTTCAGATTAGTTGGGAACCAGTTATTGATACTACCTGACTCATATGCTATAGCCACACCAGCCGTGGACCATAGGCCTTGCTGGTTGAACCAGTATAACTTGGAATTCATCTCGGTGACCATGAATCTTCCAGCCACACCGGGGCGCCCCAGACGCCTGTTCGCCATCGTGGCGGAGTCGTTCATGACCCATACGGACTCACGTTTGAAGAGATATAGCCTCGTTCCGAGCTCGGCCATATCGATGAATGAGTCCAACTCATCCTCAGGACCTCTCATATCGATGTAACCATAGGTGCCAGTGGTCGCTTCGGGGTCACCATACGGACTGAAGTAGACCCTTTGTGGATTAGCGGCCACACCAACCACGAACATGCGGTTACCGAAGACTTTGCATAGGTTCCCAGCCGGTGGTGTGCCTGCCCATGCAGATGTCCCTGAAGCCACACCATCCCACTTGAGTGGCGGGTCGACGCCGTTCATCATCCACACCATATCCCTGCCCGTGGCATCCGGGTACTGTGCGAAGCACCATACTGTGCCTGCTGTGCCTGTGGCTAATTGCTGCTGCACTCCGCCCATACTGCAGGCCACAACACCGCCGTTGTAGGACAGCATGATCCATCGGATTGATGTGGACAGGACAATTTGCTGCATATTATCGGCATGCCCAGCCACAGCACCATTATCAAACTGCGTCTTGCCTTGTCGGACTCGCAACTGACCTACGAGGTCGCTGACTGTGACGTTCTGCAGGTCTGGGGACTCATTCGGTTGGAGATCGAACGGTCCGTCTCGAGTGTTCAGTCCGCCACGGAAGTTGTTGATGGGGACTCTCTGTAAGGGCACGACGTGGATTTTATCTCTTTTAGCTTGGCTCGTTGGGGCCCCGCTAGCGTACGACTAGGTGAGAGCTCCATTTTCTCCTCCCGCCAATGGGGAGCATCACTCATTTTCGCGCGACGTTGTTGTCCCGAACGCCACCGGGGTTGCGCGGGGGCCTTGAAAAAAGTGATGGCCAATGTGATCGGAAGACGATCATATGATCACGCCATCACGCGATACGTGACGTGATGCATACCGTGACGTCATACAACTTGACGTAGGCGTCAATTGTCACGTGACGTGACGTGATGTGCCATACTCATGTTGTAGGTCATATCGCTTCAAGTGATCGGAGCCTAGCGCCACATCACATAGCGAACATAACGGATCGCGCATATCACGCAAAGGTGAATACAATGGAATCCACGCAAGGTGATGTGCAGGCAGTAACGAATGACGTGCCGAAAGTGACGCCGAAGCCACGTAAGGCTAAGTCACCTGAGGTGACGTTTAGCAGTGTGATCAACGCCTATGCGAAGTCACGCAATATTGACACGACGCGCGCAGGCAAGGCAATCCGTAGCAAGATTCGCGCGATGGGTGACGCCGAAGTTGGTAAGGCATGGCCCGCTTTTCGTAAGTCTCAGAAGGTATTGCGTGACGGTAATCGTTACCCGACCACAATGCCTCGCGCGTTCGCTGAGCAATTGCTCAAGGGACGTAGCGCGAAGTAACGCAGTAACTATCCTGTAGTACACATCGCGCGATCCGTTATGTTCGCTATGTGACAATCACAACGAAAGGTGACAAATGATACACATAGCACATATCGCCATCATGGTAGGCGGAATTTCTTACTTTTTGTGGCATTACGTGATTAGTAGCATTATCGAAGTGTGGCGTGATAAGTGATCACGCCACATCATCCGCTCGCGGCCCGACCACGTCGGGTCGAGAGTGGTTAGCTGACTGCCCGGCCGACTTCCATAGAACCAACTTGCGGTGGGCAGGCCGCCTATACTTCGTATAGGGCCAACTTCCAAGGACAGTCGCAGAGCCAACCCCACACTTGCAGTGGGCAAACTACTCGTCTACGACTGTTGCGTCCACAACGTCTTCAGTCTCAAACGTAGGCCTAGGCGCCACAAACTTTATCGAGATCTCACCAGAATGCTCATGTTTGATCCGTGGATTGTGCACACCCGTGGCTTCGAGAAGTAGCTTGATCGCCTGGACGTTGCGCTGCCACGCACGTCTCGACAATGCCTGGCCAGCCTTGGGAAGGCCGACCACCATCTCCAATCGAGTCTCATCGAAGATGCCTGCGGCCACACGGTCATCATATAGGGCTGCGTGGCGAAGTTGCTTGTAGCATTGGTTCCGCTTGCGAGCATTGTCGGGATATAGACGTCTCGCAATCGCCCTGGGATGGTTTCCTGCTGATATGGCGCGAATCAGGCCGTCTACCTGACCATCCGTAAGCGTTGGGAACGCTTTTAGAGTCTTTGTCAACGCCATATCGGCCACCACCATAATTTATCACATCCTAATCAGCTTGCGAAAGGTAGCAATTAGCAGGCCTTTTTATACCGCGGCATTTTTTTACCACATGAGTTGACCACAAGATCTCTGGATGCAACAATGAACGTGACGAAAACATCGTCCACATCGGTAAACCACGAAAGGGAAGCAATGGCGAACAAACGAGGTGAGGTCCACTTCGATCACAAATCCGACGAAGACGTCTTCTTGGAGACGCTCGACCTGATGATCGAATCGACCGAGGAGTTCATCGGCGATGATGGACTGAGAGCTGATGACTCACGAATCCACGATCTGTCCGCACTGCTGCATGTGCGGGAACTGTTCACCGAAGTATTCCAGGAGGAGAACTCGTGAACCTGTACGACAACTCCGAGATAACCACAGGTGTGACAGTCGCCCAGGCGAAAGAAGCCATGCGTGTGCTCGAAGCTATCGGACACGTCCTCGAACCTGTGACTGACGGCACTTCTCGGGACATCTACGACTCACTGAATATGTCCTACGCATTTCTCAACGCCACGATCCAACACCAAGAGCGACTCAATGCCGACTTCGACAACAAGCCACACGGATGGGGACAACTATGACAACTCACTCGCCTCACTGCCAAGCCACAGTTGACCGTGCATCGCTCATCCGCGAGCTATATGTAGCCGTAGGCATGGGCGAACGATCCATGCCGGTCATCCTTGGGACACAGGAAGAGCTTGAGCGTGTGTGGTCAATCCTCGAAGGGATCTACCACGAGTACCACGACGACGGCGACCAAATGTCAGATGCCTGCACCTGTGGTTACTTCGAAGCACAAAAAAGTGCCACCACATAGTTGAACCGAAGCGCCGCGGATGCGACAATGACGTTGTGCGATCACAACGCACACAGGAAGCCAAACCAACAAAGGGAAGCAAAAATGAAGGTATCACGGAAGGGTATGAAGCGGGACGTGAAACAATCCCGCATCGTGCTCAAACCATCCCGCCGTGGCATGAATGTACGTGGCATATGCGGTCACAAGACGACTCGCTACGTAGACAACTACAAGCTACGCATGAAGGGCATCCAAACAGGTTACCCACCGCCAATCAAATTCCTCCCCGACGAAGATCTCCTGGAGCTGATGTTTTGATGATAATTGCCGGACTCATAATTCTCCTACTCGCATGCATCGGCTTCGTCACGGTCGTCGATGTGGTGCGAGATGCCGTAAAGGCGCGCAAACACCGATGACCTACCACGATTGGGAATGTGGCGACTACGACTCGCGCGATGAGGACATCCTCAGAGACGAGTTCGCTGATCCAGGCGGTCACTCCGCACTGCGCGCCGAAACGCCCTCCAACCCACGTAATCTTCCGTGCCCGACCTGTGGCACACCAAACGTCCTGACGCCCGCCGACAAAGCACATGGGTATCAGTGCGACGCATGTGCGGATCGAGACGAAGGTCAGTATCCGTACGACTACTAACGAAAGGGAAGCAACTAATGGAAGACAACGAGACGTTCGAGCCACCGCGCCGAAAGGTGCGGAAGATGACTTACGTGCTGTGGGCGTGGATCATCTTGATCATCGTGTGGATCGCAGTCGGTGCGCACAACGCCCACCACGCAGTCCAACAGGCATGCACAGGACAAACGTATCAGCAACTCTGCCAATCGGCGGGAGATACAGGGACTGCGATCGGTGTAGGAGTAATCATCATGATCGGGTTCTTCGGATTCATCGTCCTGAGCCTAATATGGCTGATGACGAAGCCCCGTGACGCAGCCTAACCAAGGAAAGCAATGAGTCCAATCGACCCAAACCTGTTGAGGAAGATCAAGGCGCTCCTCAACCTGTCCGACCCCGCGCGTGGTGGGACAGAAGCTGAACGCGACAACGCGCTCCAAAAGGCTCAAGAGCTCATGTTCAAGCATGACCTCGAAGCCTTCGATCTCATCACCGAGGACGAACTCGACCACGGAGTCACCCACGAGGACATGATGATCAGTGGTAAGACGAAGATGTGGATTGGGCAACTGCTCAACGATCTCGCCCTGGCGATGAACTGCCGCGTGGTCCGCACGAAGTATTCAGTCAAGCAGGCGAAGTTCACCATTATCGGAACCCCGGATAACATCCGATTCGTCAAGGACATACACGCAGCTCTCGTTCCGTGGCTTCAATCACAAAACAAGATCCACCGACTACGCGACTTGCCCTACAACCCTCTTGCCTACAATCGATCCTTCTACAACGCCGCAGGCGGACGGATATACTTCCGACTGAAGGAACAACAGGACTATCTCGCGTCCCAAAATGCCAAGGGCACCGAACTCGTGCTCGTCCGCGAGAGCCACAATGAGGACTACATGGCAAAGCTCTTCGGCGCGGTCCGGACGCGACGCGGTCCGAGCTACAAGAACCAGGCAGGTGCCATCGCAGGACACCAAGCCGGTTCCCAAGCAGACTTGAGTCGGGGAAAGCTCAATCAATAGGTCAGGCAGACCCGACACGAGAACACCACGAGATGGCATTTTTTTCACACACGGCAGCGCCGATGTGATATAGTCTTGCTATCTCATTCATCCCTCCACTCACGAAGGAGGGCGAGAAGACGAGGAAAATACGGACAACAGCTCCGAGGCATATCGAATGGCGAAGGTTGAGAACCTTCACTACCACGTATGTCGCCTCAGCCACAAAGACCAAACCAGAAACCAAAATAGTAATCCATTCCGTCCGTGAACCGCCAGACCAGGTTACCCTGAACACAGGACACGGCAAACGGAAGTTCACAGCAAGGTCCATTCGGACAAGACTAACAAAGGTGATAATCGTGGCATCCACGAAAGGCAGGAAGAAGGCAGTAACCGAGGACGAGCTCGAGGAGATCGAAGGTCTCGAGGACATCGAGATCGAAGACGACGAAGACCTCGAGATCGAGGACGAGGACGAAGTCGAGGACGACGAGGAAGAGCCCGAAGACGAGGATGAGGACGAAGAGCCCGAGCCCGCACCCAAAGCGAAGAAGCGTGCGAAGAAGCCTGTTGCGAAGGTCAAGGCACGCGAAGACGGTACCGTCGGAACCACCGAGGTTGCCGCACACTTCAACGTCGACTCACGGACCCTTCGCATGGTCCTGCGCAAGCACAGCATCCCGAAGAGCGCTGACTCGGGTCGCTACGAGTGGGACGGTCTCGAGGACAAGACTGTCGTGCGCATCGGAAAGCTCATCGCCAAGGGCGAAGCGAAGGCAGTCAAGCAGGAGTCGCTCCAGAAGCTGAAGGACAAGAAGGAAGCGGAGCGCGCGGTCGCCGCGAAATCGAAGGCGAAGAAGTCGAAGGTGAAGAAGGTCAAGGTCGTCGAAGTCGACGAGGACGAGGACGACGAGTGAAGTCCCGCACGAAGCGCCTCGAGAAGCGAGTCAAGTCTCTCGAGAAGACAGTCAATCAGCTCTCGAACTACGTAAGTTACCTCGTGAAGTCAGGCGACCTACACCACGTAGACGAGACACCTGAGGAACAGCCACAGGAAGAGACTGCGACTCAATAGACTTGCCGGGAACTCGTGAGCCCCGGTGAGCAGTCAGATCCCGCAAAATGGATAGCGCAATATGATGGGGCGCTCTATCTGACTGTTGTGTACACAGGAAGGCAGGACCCCGCTCGGACATGCTTCCCCCGGGCGGGTGTCCTGTCTTTTTGTGTTCCTCAATCCAAGCCATCCCTCCTATCCACAGTCGCCAAAATCGCCACGATCCCTAACGCGCCCTACGAACCGATCGAGTCGAAACGCATATGTCATCGATCAACGCACGCCCGGTCGTTAGGGACGCTTAGGGACACGTCAGGGACGAAGGTTTTTGCGACGTTCGCGACACAATCGCACAACGACTGCATCATCCACAGCCACAGAAGACAGACAGACACAGAACGAGGTCAAAGTGCCAATCGTAGGATCCATCACAATACTCAAACAGACAGTCGAGCTCCACGCCAACTCCGACGGATGGTGGTCCGCAAGACTACCCGTCATAGAGGGCGAAGCAGTCGGTACATATCTTGCGGCTGGGCGAGATCTCGCGAGGGTAAAGCGAGACGCCCGACGCAAGTTACGAGATCTACGCATCCCAACCACCGTCCCGTTCCTCACATACGCCCCAGCCACAGGAGATGTATGGCATGCAATCGGGCGGGGAATTCACATGCGCACTGGTGAAGTTCTCGCATGGGTGGACGATCCGAACGGTGGGGCGAATACTACGTATTCGAGATGGAACACTAGAGTCCTATCCCCCGCAACAAGCCACACAGCCATCAAGCTCTACTACGAGAAACAACGTAAACTCCAAGACGCCCAACGCAAACTCAAGGAGTGGTGGGACGCTAACACCTTCGACCTCCGACAAGCAGTCGAAGACGCCGTCAAAGCACACACCGACACGCTCGATCCGACCGAGATAGACGAGGTAGACACAGAGGAGGAGCAATGACCTACAACCTGGAGACATCCGATAGTGTCATCGACTTCATCAAGACGGCTGCAGGAATGAAGAGCTATCACAAAGACGAGCATCCCGATCCACAACTCCTGATTGCACTCGCACTCGTCGCCATCGCCGAAGAACTTCGGGAAATGAAATGATTCCTCGCGCGTACGCACCCTCGCGCCGTGCTGCGCCCCGAAGGGGCTTGCAGCGCGCGCGAACGGGATGCGTTTCGGTATCTCCACATAGGGGTTGCGGTACAGTATCGGTACCGGTTGCGGTATGCGCCATGCAGTAGCGGTACCGGTTGCGGTACCTCTCGTGTCAATCCCTTTTCTTCAACACTACGATCCACGGTTTGCGTCCCCCTACACGCGATGCCTGTCCCTCCTTCAGATCCAACATCAGAGACTTTTCTGCCCAACTCATAATCGTCTTTCGGGTCTTCTCGAATAGCTCCGCAAGCGCAGTCACACTCAATCCCTCATGCCTCGAGACATAGAACTCAAAGTCCGACATTGGTTCAGGCGCCTTTGTCTTCGATTCTTCTGTGACTGTAACTGCATAGCCTTCGCTACCTCCGACGTACTCTATCTCGAAGTCAGGGAAGGGCTCAAAGTTACGGAACTCACGTTCGACATGAGTAATGTAGGGTTCAGGCTTGCTAAGGTAAAGACCACACTCTACCCAAGCGTGGAACGCCTGACTACCGAGCATCCGTTGACCGCCGACTTTGGGGTTGTTAGCAGACGGCTTCGCGTAGTGGTGGATCAGCATGATCGAGCAACCCGTGAGTTCCTTCAACGCCTGCAGATTGAGCAGTATCGGACGCATGGACGAAGCGCTATTCTCATCTCCGGAACCAAGCATCATCTGAAGCGGATCGAGAATAACAAGCTTTACTTCTCTGCTCACAATCTCATGTTGCAGGGCTTCCAGATCTGGAACGGAAGTGAGGTCGAATTGCTTTCGACTGCGCACATACATCGGTATGGAGCTCGGGAATTTCACGGAGATACCACGTGGAGTTACGTCGATCTCCCCACCAAGTTCTTTACTGCGCGCGACCCACCGCATCCGTTTGTGTAACTCGGACGCTGACAGTTCCTCCTGGATGTACAACACAGGTAGTGCCTTCGGAACATCGAAGTACCCAAACACCTTGGTCCCTGTGGCTACAGACAGAGCAATATCGATGGCGAGCCATGACTTACGTACCTTCGGTTCGCCAGCCACAATACCGTGAGCCTGTTCGGACCATAGTCCCTGTATCATCCAACCGGGATCCTTTACCTCCCGAGCCAGAATCTTGTCGACTGATTCCGACCAGATCTCACGACGGGTTGCTCGACCATTGGTTGATCGTCCGTCACCTGTGTCCACGGCGTGTAACCCCCAGGCCTTGAGGATGTCTCGCCGAAGCCGATTGATATCTCCACCGAACTTGTTCCAGCTTGAACATTGCACAAGAGACTGTACCTCGAGCGGAGCCAAGCCGGATTGGAATAGAGCGAAATACAGGCGCCACATCGCCTTCGATCGGTCACCCTGGGGTTCACGAGAAAAGAGCCGCTCAAGTACGTACCGAGGAATGCGATCTCGATGGATCTCCAGAACTTGCTCAGCTTTCGGTATCTCACCTCCATCGTCTGTGACCTCGCCTCCAAGCTCACGCAGTTTTGGTAATTGCTTCAACAACTTCTTAGGATCTACGTCCATAAAAGTTTGACCTTGGGTCGTAGCGGATATTTGTGGTTGATAGTTCCAGGTATGCGCAGCACCTGTGTCCGATCCCATCCTCCTTTGTCTGCACCGATTGCATAGGTCAGTCTTTGATTCAGCTCTGAGTGTTCTTGCGGTTGGCACTTCTGCGTCATTCGCCACAAACATTGGAAGCGATTGGGCGATGACTCCCACGCTGTTGTCGGACGTGGGTCCACGTATTCAGGATCCACATCGTCGAGGTCGGCATACAACCAAATCGATGGTAGCATGAGTTCCTTGCGACGTTTCGGACCTGAAAAGACATTCGGACAAAAGTACAGATCACCATCCACATTGGGTATCTCGACCTCGCCGCCTTTATTCTTCTTCCATGAGAACGCCACGTCATACCACGTGTCTTGCTTCACGGATACAAAGACGAAGCCCGTCGCGTTCTGCTCATCCCACACCATCTTGACAAAGTCAACCGGTTCCACCGTATGTCCTCGTTAGCCAACAGTAAGCCATCACTGATACATGATACGTGTAGGCACACGAGAGGGCAATATCGAGTTCGCAACGGGCGCATAAAATGCCAGGGGACTTATTGACGCGAGGATCCACGGATGCGACAATGAACGTGCGCACGAACGACAACGAAATGGGGCCACCATGGACCAAGTGAAGTTGACGAGAATGCAAGTCAAGCATCTCGCAGAGCAAGACGAAGCGCTCATCATCACAGCTACCAACGAGGACACAGGTCTGATCTTCGTTGAGCGCGAGAAGTACATAGGTCAGAACAAGGGAAAGTGGATGCTTCCGAACGGAAAGTATCGAAAGGATGCCACTCAATAACAGATCCATCAACATGCCCGCGCGATGGTCAGTCGTGTGGCGCAAGAATGGGCAGTGGATCGAGAAGGAGGTCGACGACGACTTCGGTGAAGCGCAGCGACTGTTCGGGTTACTCATTCGAGCAGGACGTGAACCGCAGATCCGATCGTTGAACGTAGCCTTTCCGCCGCCCAAACGTCTCACAGAGTACAAGAAGTACAGTGTAGTCAACGGAAAGAAACGATTGCGGATAGTCAATCGTATGGAGTCGCTAAACCGAAAGGGATGGTGGTGGTGTCCCTACTGTGTTCGTCTCCGCAAGTTCGAGAAAGACGCCGACAGAACGAGGACCATCTTCCTGTGTCCGTTATGCGGCATCTCGAGCAGGGACGGAGCAGTCAAGAGATACAACCCATTTGCCCTTGTGATTGAGGTCCATAGGAGAACTCGTGTCAACAGAAGGAGACGTATACGCAGACATACCTGAGGGCATGCGTGAGTGGATACGACACATGGATACTCACGAACCGCCGACGTATGAGGCAGGTGTGTCTGAAAGGTGGATATGGTTCAAGGAAGGCAAGTGCATGTGCTGCAGTGCTCCACTTGGCACGTACACCACAGCTATCGTCAATGCTGGGGGGCTCGCAGGAGTCTTTTGCACAGGCGTCTGTGCGACTGACATAGCGAACATGGGGTTCATTCAGGAGCTGTACGATGACATCCAACAAAAGATCAAGTTCCGAGGCGGTAGCGGTGACGCTCCTGAGTGAGGACAATAGGTACAAGTTCAAGACGAAGCCCTACGCATATCAAGTCGAGGCGCTGAAGAAACTCGCCAAATTGCCTCGAGGTGGTGGCTTGTACATGGAGATGGGCACAGGCAAGACGAAGGTCGCTATCGACTACGCAGGCATCGAGAAGCAACTCGGTGAGATAGACACAGTGTTGGTCGTGTGTCCACTGTCCGTATTGGGCGTGTGGGACCTCGAGATCCAGAAGCACTCGAACAAGAATGGACTCAAGTGGCACATTGTCAACTACGACAAAATCATCCGAGATCCATGGCAAGACGAAGTGCTCAAGATCACACGAGACAACAAGACGCTGGTGATATTCGATGAAGCCCACAAGATCAAGAACCCTCAAGCGAAGAGGTCCAAAATCGCGTACGTTCTTGGGCGTCTCGCTCAACGTGTCCTCCTACTCACAGGTACTCCGATCGGGAAATCGCCTTTGGATCTGTTCAGTCAATTCAGGGCGCTGGACGATACAATTCTCGGTAGCTCGTGGGGTGTCTTCAAGCGTACGTATGCGCAGTGGGGCGGATACGGTGGTTATCAGCTCGTCCGGTACATGAACCTGAAGCAACTCATGGTCAAGGTCGGACCAAACGTCTATCAGATCAAGAAACAGGATGCCCTTGATCTACCCGCGCGCAGACACGAGATAGTTCCTGTGACTCTAGAGCGATCCCGTAGAGCATACGATCAGATGGCCTGGGAACGCATAGCGGAGATCGAGGAAGGCATAGTCGAGGCACCGATCATTCTCACGAAGCTACTTCGACTATCGCAGATGACAGGCGGGTGGGTCAAGGATGACACAGGCATCGTGCGTAAAGTTGGAGACGAGAAGATGAAGGTACTCACCGATCTCGTCGGCGACATGTGGGAGTCCGATCGACTGAAGATCGTTATCTTCTGTCGCTTCCTCGCGGAACTCAAGGCGATATGCTATGCAGTACGAGACATTGGGTATTCACCCATCCCGTTTTACGGTAAGACACCACCCAAGAAGCGAGAGCAACTCCTAGCACGATTCGATGAGACCGATGAACCCACAGCGTTTGTAGCGCAGACAGCCACTGGGTCACTTGGTATCTCCCTTGTGGCTGCCAGCGAAGCGATATTCTACAGTCACAGCTACGACTACATTGAGTTCGCCCAGGCGTGTGATCGTCTACATCGCATAGGACAGCATCATCCTGTGACCTACTACCATCTACTAGCCACAGATACGATAGACGAAGCTGTGTGGATGGCGATACGTACAAAGCGCAACCTAGCAGACCTGGTCATGAAGCATGCTGAACTCCTGACAAAGTCGTCATAATATACGTACACACAGCAGGAGGCGGAAGATGTCATACCCAGCAGGTACCCCATATGAAGCCCAAACAGAAGAAGAATCCGAGCACGCCGAAGACTCTCACCCTGCGGATATACAGGGTAACTTGTCTTCAGAGATATCCGCCGAAAGTGGGCATCCACTCGGCGACTCCGAAGGTGAACTCACACTCGCACACCTCCAAGGTGGGCTCGATATCGAAGATGACGAAGACCGTGAAGAGCAGGTCACAGGGAGAGGGGTGAATCAGAATGCTGATAGTAGAAGGACCCGATGGGAGCGGGAAAACGAGCCTATGCAAAGCTCTTTCGGCAGAGCTGAACCTTGAACTCGCGCCGATATATGCCCGCAGTCGTAGGGACATGCCCAAGACAGGTGTCAGGCGCCGCGTGTGGAATGGTATCGGCGCGATGCTGCGGGGGCAGATATTCATCCACGATCGTCTGTATTTCTCTGAGATAGTGTACGGCACGATACTCAGGGGCGGTATAGACTTCAGCATCGAAGAGATCACGTGGATCAAATATACATTAGACGAGTTCGAGGTACCCATCATCCTGTGTCTACCACCATGGGAGGTTACATGGGAGAATATGATGGACGATATCGGTGCGCAGCAAAGCATCGATAAACTGCGAGAGATCTACAGGGTGTACCAAGGTATGACTCAAGATCCTGAGTTGCTCGCTCGTCCATACGACTACACTTCGGAGCATGATACGGTAGAAGATTTGATCACGTGGATCGAACCAAAACTCAACGATCTAAGGAGACGCTTTGGAGTTACTGATGGGGGACGCACAGATAGCGCTAGCGCCGGAACCTAGTGGTGGCTTCGTCTTGAAGATAGCCCATGAGAAGTTGCCGTTCACGATATGGATACCTGTCGAGAGGGATCGAGCGGACACATTCGCTGATGCTCTCATGAACACAATGAGAAGGAAGCGAGTGGTGGTGCCTAATGCGTGAACTGCAGAAAGAGCTCCACGAGTGGAGGATGTACAACTTTCCCGAGTGTACGCCCGAGGACCAATTCATGGGCATGGTCGAGGAAATGGGCGAGATTGCTCACGCTCTGCTCAAGACGAAGCAAGGCATCCGCATCGAGGACGAGATTCAGGGTCACGCCAAGGTCAGGGACGGCATCGCAGATCTAGTGATCTACACAATGGGACTATGCTCACTGATGGGATGGGACCTCGAGGCTCTCGTCTCATCCGTGGCTAACAATGAGGTCATGCAACGCGACTGGATCAAATATCCGAAGGACGGCATGACCACATGAAAGACACAGACTGGGCATACTTAGCTGGACTCATCGACGGAGAGGGATGCATTAGTACAGTGCATACTAATCCTCGTAATGGACAATTCAACGCCAAGATAGCTATAGTGAACACAGACAAAACCGTCCTCGATTGGATAGTGAAAACATTCGCTGTGGGTAATGTGTATCCAAGACGCCTGAGGCTTCCCATGAAGCAATCATGGCGATGGCAACTGGCTGCAGGTTCGTCTGTTTCCCGCATCCTGAATGGGGTTTATCCGTATCTCATCATCAAGAAGGACCAAGCAGTACTCGCTATTGAACTATGCTCTCGACCGGCAAAGCGCCGACAACTCGAGATCTACGGGGCACTTCGTGAGGCAAAGCGATGAGAATGAAAAAGTATCGTGACCTTACTGAGTTGTGGAACAGGGAAGCTGAATCAATGGTGCTAGCGACCTGGAAAGAGATCGACTTCGTAAGCGGACTTGACGTGATTCGCTACGACAACCTCGTCGGCTGTGACTCGATGGCATATAAATTCGATCTCGGGAGACATCTGTGGCTGAATCGTTCTCGCTTCACTGTGCTCCAGCGAGAGTATCTCGACCTTGCCCAATTAGAGTCCTTCTTGGGTAGGGCCACCGAAATAGGACTTGGTGGTGTCAAGCACGGTGTGGTCACATCGATGCCCTTTCGCTCGCCTGAGTTCCGTGCGAAGAAGCATAGGTGGGGTGGATGCATGTCCTCATTGGCGTTCCGCATGTCCGCCGAAGGACAACCTGTTTTGGTACTGCAGTCTCGTGTGACCTACATCACATACATGGGTGGCTGTGATCTTGCCTTGTGCCACGTGATAGCAAGAGAGATAGGGCAGCGTATTGGCAAGATACCCGAAGACTTTGCATTCCGGTGGAACTGTGCATCTCATCAGGCTCATTCATTCAAAGGCATCCCATATCTGTTCCACGCCAATTTGTGGCCTGTGATTGTAGACGAAAGATCAATCGAGCAATACCCTGACTCTGACTATCCAGCATTGAAATTGATCCGAAAGTGGGCTCGGATCATTGTTGAACGTCATGAAGTCGGGGTACCTCTTGATGAAGAGAAATACGGACCCCTCCGACGAGTCAGACGCCGATACGAAGAATGGATGAGGGACGAGCCGTTACCGAAAGTACCCGTCACATCGTTGACCCTACAACCACTTCGGGAACGTGGGTGAGAAACGCATAGGAAAGCGTAAAATACAGAAGCGCAAGTGGGACAACGCAAATCGGCGAACCGTCTGCTCTGTGTGTGGCACTTTGATATGGAACCACCGAGAGCACTCAGGTCTGTGTCGATCCTGCAGTACGAAGCGTAGACCTCGAGATGAACATGGGAATCTACTGCCGTACAAATAATGCCACGTAGTGCGACATGGAGGAAACGAGGATGCGATAATAATGTTGCACACGTACATACACATAGGAGGTCAACCGTGGTAGCAAAAAAGACAGACAGACCGAAGTTCAATCCTCAGGAGCTCATCGATGAGCAGGTTGCCCAGATCAACCGCGCCATCGACGAGATAGACAAGCGCATGAAGCCTTACGAGACACTCGCAGCGAAGAAGTTGCAGCTTGTGGCTGCTCGTCGTGCGCTACTAGGGACAGGCAACAGACTCACCGGCAACGCGGGTCATCGTGTGACGCTCGATGATCTGATCTCGTTCATCTCAGAGAATCCCGGCGCGTCTCCAGGTCAAATGGCTGAACACTTCGGTGTCACGCAGGGGACGATCAGCAGTCACTTGTACCGCAATAAGGATCGCTTCGTGCGGAACAACGGATCGTACTGGGTGAAGGATCCCGCCGCTGGGATCAACACGTCTGCCGATGTGGAGAAGGAGGACGATGACGAGACCTGATTGGGAAGCTGTCGCCTGTCCACACTGTGGTGCGAAGGTTGGAGAACATTGCAAGAATCCCGACGGATCGAAGTACCAATACGTCCACCGCAAGCGCTACGAGGCATACGCGAAGGAGGCAGAGCATGCAGTTCGAGCAGATATACAACTCCCTCCTCGCTAACGTGATCGAGGGCATGCCTGTGGATCGTGGCGAGTGGCACGCGAAGGACGTGCGTGGCATACCGAAGCTCGTGTCGTACGAGGTCAGAGACATCGCCTTCGATCTGTGGTGTCCGCCGACGATGGTGGAGCTGCAGGACGATTACAAGCCGAATCTGCCCTGGGCAGAGGATCACTTTCAGGAGCGAGTCAGTGGGCAACCCTTGAATCCCCCACCGTCGCATGCGTGGTGGCCCTTTGGCAATACACAGACCCACATGCAGGAAGGCAAGTTCAGCCACTCGTATCCCGAGCGGTATTGGCCCAAGCGTGCGGGGGCTCAGCGATACTCAGAGGAGCTAGGCGGTATCCGATTCGAGTGGGGCGATCTCGATGATCTCGTGTCCTTGCTGAGTGAGCGTCCCATGACGCGACAAGCATACCTGCCTGTGTGGTTTCCTGAAGATCTGACAGCCGCTCGTGAGAAGGAGCGCTGTCCCTGCTCTTTGGGTTATCACTTTCTCGTGCATGAGGAACACAACGGACTGAGGATGGACTGTGCGTATTTCATGCGGTCTTGTGACTTCGTGCGGCACTTCAGGGACGATATGTATCTGACCGCCCGACTGATGCAGTGGGTCGGTGACAAGATCGAGATTCAACCATCGGAGCTACACGTCTACATCTCGTCACTCCACTGCATAGAGGGTGACCTCGACAATCTGAGGGAGGAGTATGAGAATCTCTCGCGATGACATGTTTCTCCGTGTGGCTGAAGTCATCGCGCTGCGCGGTACGTGTCCACGAGCCACAGTTGGAGCAGTGCTTGTCCGTCACGGACGCATCATTAGCATCGGGTACAATGGCGCCCCATCTGGGATGCCGCACTGCGAGGATGAGGGTTGCGACGTCCCATTTGCGGGAGGAGGATGCGTTCGAGCGATTCACGCAGAGACTAATGCGATACTCTGGGCAGCACGTGAGGGCGTCTCTACAGATCAAACTACGATGTATTGCACACATGCGCCCTGCGTCAACTGTGCCCTAACTGTGGCTATGGCGGGTATCACTGAGTTTCATTATCTATATAACTACCGTGATCCTGGTGGATTGAAGATCCTTACCGACTACGACGTTGCACATTGGAGGCGGAGTGGAGCCGGATCAGTTGCAGATGCAGAAGATAGTGAGAGTGATGCAGCGGATCGAAATAGTAGTAATCTCTCAGACGGAAGAGGGATCTGAGCGCGAGGTCGTGATTGACTCCATCATTCGTCCGATTCCGATACCATACGAACAGTGAACTGGAGAGATCAAATCCGAGACAGTAAGTGCACAGCCTGTGGCTTGCATGAGAACGCCCAGTACGTTTGCCTGATGGGGACAGGCAAACGTTCTTCTCGTCTCATGATTATCGGGGAGGCACCAGGTGCCCGAGAAGATGAAGAACACCGAGCCTTTGTGGGTCCCGCGGGGCAACTTCTCAACGATCTATTATCCGAAGTGGGGTTGTCTCGTGAAGATGCCTATATCTCAAACGCCGTCAAGTGTCGTCCGCCAAGCAACGAGACCCCAACGCGAGTCCATATCAAAGCGTGTGCGCAGTATCTCATCCGTGAGCTCGAGGAGGTAGAGCCTGAATATGTACTTGCTCTTGGCAATTCTGCGCTCCAAGCCCTTACCGGGAGATCTGGTATTACTAAGTATCGGGGGCGACTGCATAGTCTTGGAGGAACCCAGGTCCTCCCCACCTTTCACCCTGCAGCGGCGCTCCGATCTCCAAGGTATCTCCCGTCGATCAAGGCAGACTTTCGTGCGCTTGCCCGATACATGGATAACTCACACATGGGGAGTAATGGACTATCCACACGTGTCCGCATCATCCGTAATGCTGGACAACTCAGGTGGCTCATCAACCGCCTAGCCACAGCTGAGGTCATCGCGTTCGATCTGGAGACTACAGGGCTAAACGAGTTCGCGGAAGGAGCCAAGATTGTTACCCTCGGAGTCGCGTGGGAACCTGGTTGTGCTGCAGTCGTCCCACTTCATCACAGCGCAGGAACTTTTGCGGAACCTGCCAAGATCTTACATCAGCTCAAACCGGTTATGGAGAGAACAGACTGTCGTTACGTTGGGCATAACGCCAAGTTTGATACGAGATGGCTTGGACGTTTCGGTATCTATACACCGACTTCCTTCGATACGATGCTTGCCTCCCACCTTCTCGACGAGAACGGACAACACGGACTCAAGCCCCTATCACAACTCCATCTCGGAGCTCTTGACTACGATATTGGGGATGATGTCAAGGACGCCTACAACACTAACCTAAAGCGACTTTGTATCTACAACGGAAAGGATTGTGACTATACTTTACGACTATATCTTCGTCTTCGGGAAGAGCTCAAACAGCAGCCCCGTCTCGCAAGGCTCTTCACCCGACTCACCATGCCTGCTAGTCGTGCTCTGCTACGAGTTGAAGTTGCTGGGCTTCAAGTGAATACCGACAGGCTCATCAACAGGGCTAAGGAGACAGAATACAAGATCCTGAAATGCAAGAACTACATGGACCAATACGTGCCGGAAGATATGAAACCAATCAACTACAACTCTCCAGCACAGATTGGCCTGTGGCTATTCGGTTCGATGGGGCTGCCTATACTTGAGAGGACCAAGAGTGGGGCGCCATCGACCCGTGAGGCAGTGCTATTCCAACTCGCGAAGCAGCATAAGGCAGTCGAGGTCCTGTTGCGCTATCGGAAGTGGTCCAAGTATTACTCCACTTACATCACGGCATGGGCTGAGGCTATTGATCCAAGAGGACGTCTTCACACTTCTTACCTCTTGCATGGAACTGTCACCGGACGACTATCCAGCCGCAATCCAAATCTCCAACAAGTCCCACGGGACCCGTTTATACGCGGCATTCTCGGAGCACCGCTCGGATGGAAGTTTGTCGAAGCTGATTATTCGCAGGTTGAGTTGAGGATAGCAGCCATGATCGCACAGGAAAGAAGCATGTTACGGCTATTCGCTCTCGGGGAAGATATACATATGAGCACCGCATGCTTCATGACAGGAAAGATCCCAGCGCAGGTCACGAGTGAGGAACGGAAGAAAGCGAAAGCCGTCAACTTCGGCTTCCTTTATGGCATGGGTGCTCAGAAGTTCGTGACCTACGCACGGGACAGTTATGATGTGGAGGTTACCCTTGCTGAAGCAGAAAAGGTCAGAGACCGTTTCTTTGAACGGTATCCACGTCTACGCACGTGGCATGATAGACAGCGAAGACTCGCAACGAGATACGGTCGAGTGCAGTCGCCTCTTGGGCGGATACGGCACTTGCCAGATGTGCGGTCGACAGATTCAGACGTACGTGCTGAGTCGGAACGACAGGCTATCAATTCGCCCGTCCAGTCCTTTGCGAGTGATCTCATGCTCGTGTCCCTTACACGGCTGGATCGCGCCTTCCCTAACAACGTGGCGCGCACCGTAGGATCAGTGCACGATGCTCTGCTCTTCGAGGTTAGAGAGCAATACGTGGATGAAGTGTGTGCCAAGATCAAGGAGGTTATGGAGGATACAGACTACGTAAAGAAAGTATTTGGAACCGAGATTACAGTGCCGATCGAAGTCGAGATAAAGGTCAGCGATCATTGGGGCGAGTCATGATCAGCGTCTTCACTCCCTCCCACAATCCCCTGTGGCTAGATCAATGTCACGAGAGCCTGAGGACCCAGACACTATGGGATTGGGAATGGATCGTGTTGCTCAACGGTGACGCGGAGTGGGAGTGTGACGATCCCCAGGTCCGGATATATCGGTTCCCACGATCAGGTACGGTTGGACTCATGAAAGCTGTGGCCTGTACGCACGCTTCTGGCAGTATCTTGGTCGAGCTAGATCATGACGATGTACTTCTGCCTGACGCACTGATGGAAATAGACCGAGCGTTCAGTGAGAATCCGACAGCCACACTCGTGTACAGCGACTTCGCCCAAATGTTCGAGGATGGTACGCCGGATGAATCAGATTTCGACTTGAGGAATGGATGGGAGTCAACACCGGAGTACTATGAGGGACAAACGTATAAGCGCTGGCGTGCTCCCAAGCCGTGGCCCGTGAATGTTGGACTGATCTGGTTCGCGCCTAATCATATCCGCGCGTTCCGCACATCTACCTACCACGAGGTCGGTGGGTACGACCCCAACAGACGTGTGCTCGACGATCAAGATCTGATGATGCGGCTGTATATGAGAGGACCATTTATCCACATCGACAGACTACTGTACTTGGTCAGGGTACATGACGGCAACACTCAAAAAGACCCCGAGCTCAATGCTCAGATCCAATGGGAGACAGTTCAAATGTATTGCCAACAGAGGGAGGCACTCCATTTGGCATATATGTCTCATAACGGGTTGATACAATTACAGTGAAACAGAGGTCACAGGGATGGCGAAGGTCAATAGGACAAAGAGGATTCTCGCTGGGAGGATGCTCCTAGTAGCGTTCCACCACATCAATGCGATGAGGACCGTGTTGTGGCTAGAGGACTTGAACGCTCTGGGTCTGACTCCTAGTGAGAAAGAAAAGTTGGCAGATATCAATAAGCGAGTCAATGACATAGCTAACGAGGTCAGGGCAATGGGATGGAAAATCAACCGTGAGAATCTCTAACGCGAAGTTGAAGACGTTCCGTCGTTGTGCCAAGCAATACGACTACAAGTACGTCCAACGCCTGAGGTCTAAGCGTAAGGGCGTAGCCCTCGAGAGAGGATCGTGGATACACGAACTGCTTATGGTCCACAACGATGGCGAGGACTGGCGTGTTCGGCAGGCAGCACTAACTAAGCAGTTCAACAATCTCTTCGAAGAAGAAAGAGAGGAGCTAGGCGATCTGCCGGGAGAATGCAGTCGCATCATGAAAGCATACCTAAGAACCTACAAGTCGGATGAGCAACGGTATCGTGTCATAGATACAGAGATGGACGAGATCGTCACTCTGCCGAATGGGCTGTATCTCGAGGTCATCATAGACGTTATAGTGGAGGACGTGATCGATGGGGGATTGTGGATTCGGGATTACAAGACAAGGCGAAGCTTCCATGATCCTGCCATCATCATGCGAGATCCTCAACTTACGCTCTATTATTGGGCAGTTGAGCACATGGGTTATACGCCGCTACGGGGCGCTATTGTTGATGAGATTAGAACAAAAGCCCCAGCTGTCCCAGAGCTTCTCAAAAGTGGGGGGTTGTCCCGCCGGAGGAACATCGACACGGATGTCTATACGTACGCGGCGGAGATCCGACGACACGGTCTCTCTATCGAACTCTATAGGGATCATCTTCTCCATATCGCGAAGAACCAACATGACCGGTTCTTCCGTCGGACCTCGATGCCGAAGGACCCTCCAGTTATCCGAACAACCATGCGAGAGGCGGTCGAGACGGCGCAGGCAATACAGATGGCTGAGCGGTACATGAGATTTCCCCGCACACCGGACTTCACATGTGAGCACTCCTGTGAGTTCAAAGATCTCTGTCTTGTGGAACTATATGGGGGCGATGGGTCTTCGTTGATCAAAATGAACTTTGAGGTGAGCAAGCGTGGCGACTAACCAACGGTCACAGATCCAAGCAGTTAGGAAGAGAATCGTTCCTGTGGCTCAAACTTCGCCCTATATCAGAGCACTATTCTATGGGTATAATGGACGTGGTAAGACGCGCCTAGCAGCCACAGGACCGAAGGCGTTGGTGGTCGATATCAACGAGAAGGGCACAAAGTCGATCAGGAGCTATACAGGTGTGGATCTATTCGAGACAGAAAAGTGGGAGGACGTCACTTACCTGTACTGGTTTCTTAGGAGTGCTGATCATTCCTACGAGACCGTGGTTATCGACACCGCGACTTCCCTGGCTGATGTGTGCCTGTCCCACGTGCTCAAGGAAGCGGGAGATAGAGATCCTCTTCGAGACCCTGCAACAGCGTCTCAGCGAGACTGGGGTAAAGTCGCTAAGCTTATGGGCGACCTCATCCTACGATACCGAAACCTCCCAATGCACGTCGTCTTTCTCTCCCAAGTCCGTGCTGTTGACGATGAAGAGTCAGGTGAGACTCTCAAAGTCCCTGATCTTTCACCGAAGCCAAGAGGTATCCTAATGTCAGCGGTTGATATAATTGGTTATCTCTACAAAACGGAGGTGAGAGTAGTCAATCGCAAAACGAAGCGTGAGACGAAGGACTGGGAGACGCGGCTCCTAACAGGACCGCATAACATTTACCCAACGAAGGACCAAACCGGCGCACTACCGAGGATCATGAGGGCGCCAACAATGCCACAGATCATAGAACTCAACAACAACGGAGGTAGCAATGGCTAAGGGAGGCGGACCCATCGTCGACTTCACTGGGGTACAATCGGGTGGAGGTCGCCCGCGTATCCCGGAGGGCGATCATCTCGCAAAGGTCGCGAGTGTCAAGCAGGAAACGTCATCCAAGGGTAACGAGATGCTCGTATGGCGCTTCGAGGTCAGCAATGGGCGTGGGCGAGGAAAGGTGCTACAGACGTACACGTCCTTGAATACTGAGGCGCTTTGGAAGCTCCGAGGGTTGCTCGAAGCGTTAGGGGTCGCAGTTCCTGACGGACGCGCACAACTGCGTCTGAAGAACTACATCGGCAAAGAGATAGGCATTACGGTAATCGATGAGGAGTACAATAACAGGATCTACTCCAACATCACAGACTTCATCTCTGCCGATTCACTAACCGATGAAGACGTGGACGATGAGGAAGAGGACGAAGAAGAGGAAGAGGAGGATGAAGAGGAAGAGGCAACTCCTCCACCGAAGGCTAAGAAGTCCAAGAAGGCTAAGAGACGCGAAGCCGAGGAGGAAGAGGAGATCGAGGACATAGACCTCGACGAGTTGTAAAGACGTCACCCACGCAGTGCTCATGTAAACCAGACAAGGAGAAAGCGTGTGAAGTTGGCAGCTATCGTCTCTGTGCTCATAGTTCCTTTCCATCAGTCCAAGGCGAGACACTATAACACACGAATGACGCCTTTGGCATGGTGCGTATCGGGACTAGAATCCAACCATAATTTCCAAGCCGCCACTGGTAATGGATACTATGGGGGGTATCAGTTCGATATACCTACTTGGAGATGGGCGCAGAGACTGATGGGTGTCTGGTACGCAACACGCGCAGATTGGGCGTCAGTTGCGCAGCAGACAGCCGTGTTCAACTACTACGAGCCCCGATACCCTGGAGCATGGCCACGGACGGTGCCTGCTTGCGGAGGATGATGTGACGGAAGCGGATCTTACCCGGGACATCCTCAGAGCGCTCAACAGCATTCCCGACACTTTCGCGTTCAAGATACATGGCGGCCCCAATCAATATGGTGGGATGTCCGACATAATCTGTTGCCATGAGGGATGCTTCTTCGCTATGGAGGTAAAGTTACCGGGTAAGGAACGCAACATTTCAAAGCTCCAAGCGAGATTTCTGCACCACGTCAACGAGGCGGGCGGGGTGGGCATTTTAGTCACTTCTGTGAATCAAGCTGTGGAGGAGGTCATTTATGGCGAGTCTACAACAGCAGAGTAAGGGCCTGATTCAAGCACGCAAGACACGCTCCCAAATTGCCAGGTTGTTCGCGCGTGTGGAACGTGACGAATTATCTGTGACCGAGCTCCTAGGAAGACGCCCATCGTGTCTAGAGAGAATGTCTGTATACGATGTGTTGCGTCGATTGCCGGGACTTGATCGAACCGGAGCCGAACGAGTCCTGCGCATATCGAAGATATGGCCACTAACCAAGTGGGCAGATCTCACGATTGAGGATCGTGAGAAGATTCTTGTGAATCTTCCACCCCGAGTGAAACGCTAACTCGACCACCGCTCGTAAGATCTGATAGAGGAAACGCTCCAACCATCAGGGCACCAATTAGAAGTTCTGGCCATGGGTCATCGCCTCGGGAAAGCGCGTCGATGATAACGGCCGCCCCTAGCAGAAAGACGCCAACGCGGCGAATGCTAGTCCAAGTTTGCCACCATCGGAATTTTTTAGGTGGCGCCTCTGATGGCTTCACCATGACGGTTCATCACACAAATGGTTCAAGAAGGAACGCAAGCGCTCCGCCAAGAAACCATGGGACCCAGTTTGCATCCAGTATACGAGTTGGAATAGTCACAGCGATCAGCGCCACGATGATGCAAGCGATAGCTATAAGACGAAGGATATTGGTTCGAGTGATGGTCATACTCCCTGAGCCTTCGCGAGATTAGACAGCAGGTCCCAAGTCTTCGCCGATTGTGAATTACCTCCCATACCACCCAGAGTCGAGAACATATCCGCAACCGGTGTAGTCTTAGGTTGACCAGTTGTCCCAGTAGGGAGCAGCTGTGCCTTGAGCGGTCCTACATTCTGAAGAGGACCTAGATTAGCGCCCCTACTACTTCCACTTCCGCCTCCTCCTGACCCTGTGGCTGATAGCGATCCTGCTGGCGCCTTGTAGCCTGCGGGTATCTTTGGCGTTGGACCTCCTGATGCCTGTGCGTACAGGCCAGGCAATGAAGGTTCACCAGACGTAGCCCATCCCGAATGCTGAATCGCTGAGATCTGAGCAGCTGGCCCTTGCCCTGCGCTTGACAGGATGTTACGGATACCTGGGGACGCTGTACCGTATCCGGCGACAGAGTTCTGTCCCTTCAACCATTGGGCTGTCGCTCGACCTGCAGCCACAGGGTTGGACCAAATCGCGTCGCCATGTCCGATGCGCGCGCCGGAGTCGACGTTGCCGATATTGAGCCAGTTCTGATCGTTCTGACCTACAGTCTGTTGTGCACCCTGTGGCTCCTCGTTTATCATCCATCCCTCGATCACATAGGGATTGAGACCGGTGCCCTGGGCAAGAGCCGCAGCGAAGAGCTGCTGATTACGTGAGAGATTGAGTGCCATTAGGGATTCAGTGCCGCCTGCTTCGCGAGGTCAGTGTAGTAGGTACTTAGGGCACGATTGACGTTAGTCTGCAGGTTCGATTGGTAACTGCCCAAATTGTATTGCTTCGGGACGAATGGGAACGCATATTGTCCTAGCGCTGTGCCAATATTGGATACCTTGGGTACTTGCGTGGGAATGATCTTCTCATTGACGAGTGGGATCGCCTCAGGATATACGGACCTACCACCGGTCATGAGCGTCTCGAGAATACGAGCTTCCGGGAACGAACGAGCCACACTTCCAAGAAATCGCTCGGCGGGAGAGATACCTGCGAGTGTAGATGCCTCTCGAGGATTATTGGGATCTGTGTTATAGTAGGTGCCATTGACTTCAATCCATCCGCTAGACGGGTCAATGTATTCCTGACCACCCGTCATTGGATTGATTCCCATAGCAGCCATACTGCCCTGGATAAGTGGATTCAGCTGTCCGAAATTGACGAGCCCAGTTGAGTTGAGTGTCCCATCGGCATTGACTGGAGACATGACGTCTGATATTGGGTTTAGTCCCTGAAGATTGATGTAGCGCGCCATACCCTGAGAGTTCATGCCAAGAACGATCGAGTTCTGCAACCAATCGGGAAGCGGGCCATACTGTTGATTCTGTTCCTCATTGCCCAATTGGCCTAGCATCCGTAGGATATTCGCGCGACCAGGATACGTTATCGGTAGCGTCCACGCGAACTTGGAGGCGAACTTGTACCAACCCCAAAATGGCATCCCATACATGGCAAGTCTGCGTTCCCACGGAGCCATCTGTCCGAACGTGTAGGTCACACGGGACATCTCGTTCAGGACGTGTTGGACTATGTCATTGTGGTTGAGAACGAGTTGATTGATCTTCTCGGGAGTATCGAACTTAGTGAATACTTGCCCTGTCTCATCGAGGGAGTTAGCGATCTCGCTCCATCGCCCTCTAGCTGTCTTATCAAGGAGGTGGATAAATGCAGCCTTACGTTGGAAGTTCATCGTGCTGTGAACCATTGATTGAACACGAGGAGCTATACCGTATCGAGAGAGACCATGTGCGTCTTCGAACTGCGACTCCAACGCTCCCTGGATCACACCAGCAGGATAGTGGATCTGACGTGATTCATCGAGACCCATTGCGCCAACGTGAAAGCCTTGCTCACCCTTCCTCGCAAGACGAGCCTCCCAGGTCATGCCTGGAATAGTGTTGATGCCGTTCAGCCACAGGATGGCACCGTGTCCCACTGTCGTGCGGAACCACCATGCCGGCATCATTGCCAACACAGCATGGCGCCACTGACCGATGAATGTAGCCTCCAGTCTCCAGAATTTGCTTGTCGTCTTCGCCGACAGTCTCGCATGATCTACGAGTCGGTTGAAGGTTGCTACTGGGATCGCGCGGACCCCTTGTCCTGCTGAATCGACTAACTCTCTCGCTGTCTCTTGAGCGGACTCCTCGAGGCCCTCCATGATACTCTCTGCACCTGTCGCTGTTAGTCCTCCCTCTCTCATTGTGGCTGCCTTGAGAGCCTCGACTACGCTGATAATCGCATGATCCTCAGTCGTCATGAGAGTACGGATCGCATTGTCAGGAAGAGGTACGTAGTTCTTAGCGGCTGCCTCACTACCTATGTCCTTGATGAACTGATTCCAGTCTGTATATCTAGCCACTGAACCATCGGCGCTTTTGAAGGACAGTCTATCTAACAGCGGATCACCTAACTGTGTCCCTAATACATGGCGCTCACGCTGCATGATGTGGTTGTAGATGACTCTCTCATCAAGACGCTCGATGCCCTGCTCGAAAAGGGTGTGGTCAATATCACGAAGGAAACTCGGTGTCTGCACGAAGCCCAGCTGCTGACGATGGACAAGTTGTGCCGGCGACTTGGGAGCACTTCTGAATCTACCAGCGAACTCACGCATCGTCATGTCCTCAGGCGCGTTCCATCCACCTCCTCCCGCGAGCTTCCTGATGCGCGCGATGCGTCCAGTTCCATTTATCAGCTTCAGGTCAGTCGCTGATCTTGAGGGCCAATACGTTGGCGCCCATTCTTCGCCGGGCTTCAATATCGGCGACCCCGCCATGAATCGCTGAGCCTCATGAGGACTCATGTATCCGTCACGTACGAGCGCCTGTCCCACCTTCTCGCTTAGTGTCTTACCTGGGAGATAATCAGGATCTCGCTTACGCTCCGCAAGCGGTATTTCGTCGTGATAATCAGCCTTGAACGACGCTATGGCGTCCTCGATGATCTTCGTCTTTCGAGCCACATTTGGGCCAGGTATTGCTGTGGCCAATTGATAATTGAGATGCTCCTCGGGAACGTCCTCACCCTTAGCGTCTATGATCGCCTGCTGTACCTGACTGAGACCTTTCGCTAGCGTTCCTGAGCGTTTGAACGAATCAGGCATCTTTCCGATCAATGAGTCCACACTCTCTTGTCTTGCTATCGCGTGAGTTCCGAGCATATTCTGTATATGCTCCCACGGATCAATGCCCTCTTGTGCGAGACCTCTCGCTGCATCTTCATGAAGAGCCTTTGCGAACTCGCTCATGCCTTCTGTGGGATTACCGAAATAATCACGGAACGCCGGCTCTGAGAACTGCTTGTCGTAGTAGTTACGAGTGGCGTCTGGTTCCGTGATACCAAGCGACGCTCTCATCGGACCACTGCGTTCCAACTCAGGTGGCAACTTCGCGATCTCGCCTCTTAGATAGTCCTTCTGATATTGCTCCAAGATTTGAAGAGCTTCGTCCTTATTCTCTGTGCCTGCGAGTAAGCGCATACGCATGATCGTGGCATTACGCTTCATCTCGAAGTCTCGTGGACTAAGAGACTCTTTATGAAGATCATCGAGCACTGCCTTGATCTTCTGTATCCGAGAGAAACCAATGTCCGCAGTACCCGCCTGAACCTGACCTCTTGTGGCGTCGACTGCCCTACCCGCATGGTACTCAAATCGTTTATCGGCAAGTGAGCTATCTCCCCAGGGAAGTTTCATCTTGCCAACTGGGCTATTGAAGAACGCATTGACCGCAGGCTCAACAATCGCTCGTCTGAACGGAGACACAGAAGGATAGAGAGTTATCGACGGAACGCGACTCTGTCCTAATGCTTCCTGAGCAATTACATCGGGACGATACTGAAGTTGCTGTGGTCTCATCTCGTATAGTGGTCTCGTTACTTGAGCCACACGTTGAACTCCAGGCATCACACCTACAGCAGCCCTCAACCGCCCTACGTCTGATGCTGTCGCTTCACCTGCTCGGACCGCTCTCGCTGCTGACGCTGCAGCATCTGCTATCGACCCAGCTTTTGCCGCTGCTCCGATACCAGGTGCAGCGACTGAAGCTACATCCATAAATGGCTTCCAAATAGTGGTCGGGGTTGCGTTCGTGAAGTCACCAACAGTCTGTCTTATCTGTGACTTCAGAATCTGAGTGCCACTAGTTGTCTGTTGCCCCGACCCAGCTGCCGCGATTGGATTCTCACGGAGCATTGCGTTCTTAGCGAGATCGAATACGCCAATAGGAGCCTGCCCCAATGCCTTGACGGGACCGTACAGATTAGCAGCAGCGATTGAAGCCCCTTCACCAATGGTCTTGCCCACGTCGCCGAGCATGTTTCCTATCGCGCCAAGGAAGCCACCACCTGACGTGTGGGGGCCAATTGGATTGGACTTCAAAGCACCACTAAGACTTGGTCCTAACCCTGCGGACTGTATACTCTGGGATGATAGAAGAGCTCGGTCACCAGTCGACAATTGCTGTGGTTGGATCTTGCCCTGATTGATGCCAGCCTGCAGGAGTCCCGCACGAACAGAATTGTTGATATCCTCCCCTGTAGCTAGGCCAGTGCCAATCGCGCTTGCAAGAGACGCTCCTGTGTCAGCGGCCTGATATAGTCGCTCTAGCGACGGGAGGTCGGGGATAATTACCCCGGAAGACATCAGTAATTAGGTGCTCGCCACTGCCGATTATAGATGTCGCGCAGGGCAGTATTGATCGCCTGCTGATAACCGCTCGGTAAGAAGTTTCGGTACCAATTCGCTGGCTGTGGTGTAGCGTATGTCTTCTGATTCGGGCCCCATCCAGGTATTGGGGCTAGATCTCGTGCCCATCGCTGATTACCGGTTTTGCGAGCCTGTCCGGTCACTCGGCTTTCGATGCCTTTGATAATGTTCTGCCGTTGCTGGAGGACATCTCGAGGCTCATTGCCTACACCCGCATAGAAGAGCATGTCCTTGGCCCATTGCCCAACGGTCAAGCGACTATTGCCCTGATAGTACTGTGGTTGATTCTGTATCGCTTGTAGCGCCTGTATACGCGAGATACCATATTGATCCTGAAGCTGTTGTACAAGCGCCCACGGCTGAATCCGCTGGCGATATTGGTTCTCATTGATATGGGTCGTTCGAGTGGTGACCGGCTGCTGACCCGATCCTGCCTTTGGTTGAGACTTCTGGGTGGTTGTATAGATCTCCTCCTTCGTCGGTGAGAAGTAGGCCTGAATCGTCTTAGCCACATTGTTAGCTGCTGTCGCCTGAAGTTTCGCTTCGTTCTGGATCGTCTTCGCATTGGTCGAATCGATGCCTGCCTGGATCGACTTGGCGTTCTGGTCCAACTGCGTATTGCCCTGTTGGATTCTCGCCCAGTTCTGAGCATTGGTGACGTTCTGATTGTGGATATTGGCGGCGTTGACTTGCCTCGTTTGGCTTTCATTGAACGCCTGCGATTGTCTCGCTTGACCCTGAGTGAATGCCTGGTTCTGCTTATTGAGATTGAGTGTCTCTTGAGCGATGCGGTTCTGAAGAGCTGTAGTGGCAGCGTTTTGGAGCTGTGTGGTAATCGCATTGCGCGCGGTAGTGATATCGCTAGGTATCTGTTGCGCCAATGCCGACATTTGCCCTTGGAGTCCCTGAACTGCTGCTCGGTGGCGTAGGGATTCTGTATCGAGCTGTTGTGCGCGCTCGAGGCCTGCGTTTGATATCTGCTCTCCTAACGGTCCCAGATCAGACGCAGCGAGTTGTCCAAGAGTATTTTGGATGCCCTGCCCCTGTGCCTCAGCCGCTGCTTGATAGGGCTGAGCTGGCGATCCGGGTGGTGCCGTGATACCAAGCATCTGATCTAACGTCTGACCCGGAACGTTTGCTGAGTTGAGTGCGGCCCCCAACGTCTGCTGCGCAGCTTGATTGCCGGCAGCGTTCTGAGTCAACCACTGACTAAGCTGATTCCGGACCTGGTTGTAAGCATCCTGAGCCTGCTGACCATAGGTCTTATATGTGGCCGTAATAGCAGCCACACGTTGGGGGTCAGCCGCATTCTCGGCAGCGAGGTTACCTTGAATTGTTTGAAGTTGAGGCAGATACTGAGATCGAGCCTGCTGAAGAATCTGCTGATTGACTTGTCCCTGTGTCTGAGTGCCAAAGGGATTATAGGCACCCTTAGCGCCTGTATTCAGACCGAACGTCCCCGTAGCGATTTGGTTCGCTAACTTATCTGTTGGAGATATTGGAGCTGCTCCAGGAGTCTTACCAGCAGGCAACTTCGTCGAGGTCGCCTTTGGAGCGGCCACAGTTGGGGCTTTTGGTGCCTTTGGTGCGGCGGCCCTGAATGGCGCCATTGTGATCTGCCCAGTGGTGGCACCTGTGCCCTTATTAGAGCCCAGTAGAGAATTGACTTGTGAGCCACCACTAGATGGAAGTGCAGGTTTGACGTTTGGGAGTTTGAGTGTAGCTGCAGCAGCCATTATTTCTTCTTACTCGCGACCTTCAGTCCCGTTGGCGACTTCGATTTCACAGTTGACGATTTGATTGCTGGTACCTTCGCTGCCTTCGGTGCTCCGGCCTTGGCGCCCTTCGCGACCGTCGGCGTCTTGACTGCGGTGGTGCGTGGTGTAGGGGAGGCGACATTGCCAGGCGCGAAGGATCCTGTGGCCGTATCAGGAGTGGGCCAATTATTCGCTGCCTGTGTGACCTGATCCGCCAGTGCAGCATTGACTGCGTTGGTCCTATCCGTCAATGCTCTGTTCATGTTGATATTGAAGTTGGCAAGTGCCTGATTATATCTCTGCTGGCCTAGAAGGTCCGCACGCTGTTGGGCACTACCAATATTGCCGAGGTCCTGACCCATGAGGGATGAGAAGAATGTACCTGTGCGTGCGCGGGCGTTCTCAGCAGTCTGCGTCTGTTGCTGCGCGCGTAGTGCAGCGAGCGCGAGGGCAGAATTAGGATTAGGAGCTGCAGGAAGGCCCCACTGAGCCATCAGATTCGGGTCACCATACGCAAGTGCCGCATTCTGCATTGCCTGTTGATACTGTGCCTGAGAGGCACCATACGTTGCATTGGCGGCTGCAATCGCTGCCTGATCAGCAGGGACAAGTGGGATGGGATTGGGATTTGCCCCAGCAGTCACAGGAGGATTAGGTACTGTCGGCGTTGTGTTGGGAGTACCAGGAGGGGCGCCGGGGAGCGGTGCGGCGGTTTTTGCCCCGGCTACCCCTGAACCTGGTTGTGTTGCTGTCGATGCTTGGCTTGTGGCTGATGATCTGCCAACTGGATTAGTATCGGGCAGTCTTCCGGCTCCCACAGGTGGTTTCGCAGCAGGAGGCCTTGGAGCAGTTGCTTGCCCTGTACCCCCTGTCTGCGCCTTCACCGCCGCCTTTGCTAGGGTCGGCTGGGCCCCTCCCGTTGGAGTCTGACGGGGAGTGGGGGGCTTGGCGATGGTGAGAGCTGCCCCGGGTGGTTTAGTAGCCGCAGTCGCTCTTAGTGGAAGGCCATATGTGTTACCCATGGCCGTCTGCCTGGCAACGGGAGCAACGACTGTGGGTTTACGAATGGCTGGAGCAACTGTGGCCATTACCAGCTCCCGAGTCCACGAATAGGCATATCGGTTTGGTAACCCTGTGCGTCTTCGACCGTGGTGGGTTCGTCTAGCTCACGTTCGCTGAACTTGCCCATCAGACGCAGCAAGGTCGCTTCATACTGCTTCAGTGCGTTATCCGCTCTCTCTTCTTCGTTCTCAGCCTGTAGCGCTATGGCAGCAGCCATTTGAATGATGGCATACTGTACTATGTCGGGGAAGGGTCCACTGGAGATCGAGCCAGGCATGTCGGTGGGATTGACCATATCAGGACACAGTGCCTGGTACATGATCTCAAAGGGAGTATCAGTCTGTAGTACACGCCAGATCTGCATCCTGTTCGTGCTCACAAGCGTGTAGACCTCTGCTAGTCCTATATCTGTAGGATCATTGATCTGACGTACGAACTTGTGACGGTCGTAGTATTTCAACTTGGCGAATTGCACCATATCCTTGACATACATGACCTTAGAGCAATCAGCAGGTAACTGGATCGTGTTGGAGCCTGCAGTCACTGTGAGTGTGATTGGATTGGCTTCTAAGAAGGGCCAGTCGAACGCCGCCTCGAATGTGTGCATGGCTGCATTGAGCCAGATCGTCAGTGGATCCGTTGAATCGAATCCGAAGCGCATTAGCGCCGTTTGAAGTTGAGTTAGTTGCATCAGAAATATACGGTGGGTCGGTCGATGATACCATCTTTCCTCAGTGCGAAGTATAGTCTCTCGGATGCCGCACCGATCTCCTCACTGAGCGAGTGGTCAAGGTCGCGCTCACGCTGGGCATCGTACCGTTGGAACTCGTCCTCAAGGTCCACATATGAACGTGAGTTCTGATCCGCCCTGTGGATCTTATCGATTGTATTCTGCCCAAGCCATTTAGTCGTGAAGCATAGGCGATCCGTCTGGTCCGCGCAGTGTTCAACGATGACCCATTCCTCATTCTCGGTGTCGAAGTACACGGACAGAAGCCCCGCCCAGCGACGCTCGATCTCTGCCTTGACATCCAGGACGTCCTTCTCGTATGTTACGAGGCGCCCTTCGTTGGCATCCACAATGGAAAGACCGGGCTTCGCTATTTGGCGGGGCTTCCACATGGTCCTATTTGGCGTATACGCGGGCCATAGTCTGAGTATCGCCCGTGAGTGCTGCTGGGTATGCTCCTGCCGCAAGCTCTGTGCCTGCTGCAGAGAATACCTTGAGACCACCAGTTGGCTTCTGGAACTCGAAATCGTATCCAGCGCCTCCATCGATGGTTATGCTGATGATCTGGGACGGAGCTGATCCGGGCCACCCTGCGAGTGGATTCCATGCATCGCCACCTGTCGTGTACGACCCAGAGAACGCCAACGACATATAGCGGACGTTGACGGAGCCCTCCACATTGGTGATGCCCCCCGATCCGGGGAGTGGAACGTCTGTGGCGACCAACGTCATGTCAGCTCCAGACGCCAGCGGCGTCGTCCTGCAGATTGATGATCTTGCCAAGGCGGTTACGTCCCACCGTGCCGAAATCATGATCCGCAGCGAGGTAGGCGTCGAAGTTATCCGTGCGGTCGACTGCACGAGCAAGAATCGCCCCGTCATCGTCCACCCAGTTCCAGCCGCCCTTCCCATCCTGCCCTGCGTCGAGGTAGATCCACATCATCGCGTCTGCGTTGAGCATCCACATGGTGCCCTTTGGACAGTCGTCATCGAATACCATCGGCATCTCGTTGAAGAGGATTGCTTTGAATCCTCCTCGCAGAGTGACTGAGTCCGAGTCATTGAATCGCTTCTGTGACTTCAGAGTATTGACGTAGCGACGACGAATACCACGAGTAGTGAGGATCAATTCGACTTCTGCCTGACCCGACTGTCCGACGCGGTCGACCACCTGCTGTCCCTGGTCTTCTGAGAACGGATTGCCGGCTGAGTCAACGATCACCGAGTTCCACCACGAGTTCGCAGCGGCCGAGGCGTCTACACCATGCAGAATGTTGTTGATCGGCCCAGGTCCTGCATAGTTGGATATGATATTGCCGAGACCATTGATCTCGTTCGTGACGGATCCTGCGCGAGTGAGGATATGCGACGTGGTTGCGGTTACGTCCGCGCCCGAATACGTCACGACTCCTGTGGCCGGATTGATTGCCGTGATCGTCCTGGCGGACGCCAGTACCGTCCAAGGGGACGTACCCAGGACGATATCGACCACCATGTTGACACGGAGGTACTGCACTGATCCAACCGTGACGCTATTGGCACCATCGGCGGTCACTGCTGCCAATGCACCAACCTGGGAACCATAGCCCTGGCGGTTGACGTCCTTTCGGATGTCAAGCACCATGCCCTTCGTCTCGGCCTCCAGTAGACGCAGGAAGACGCCTGGCTGGCGTTCGCTCAGCTTGATCGCATAACGCGAGAGTCTGATCGAACCGAGATTGTGATGGAGGCGGTCCTTCAGATCGGTCCATCCCTGCTGTCCGGCAGTCGGTAGGTTACCGCCTTCAGGGACCGCCCCCAACCCCTCGTTACGAGCCATGTGGACGGGCAGCACCCATTCACGTCCGGCGAATTGCACGCCTTC